TTAATATTTTTAATTACATACTGCTCAGGTACTTTGCCTTCTGATTCGTTTACAATAATACGTGATACGTTTGCAGGATCTACATGAAACCAACGCTTAGTTTCTGGATCACGTAGGAAGAATTGATCTCCCATTTTGAATACATTGCGTAGTATTCTAAAAATCTTTGTTTCAAAATTTTGTAGCTTATTCCACTGTTGCAGATATTGTCCAATAATATTAATTTCTGAATTAGTTGCTTTTTGTTTAAAATCAATAATGAATGGTGTATTGTTTGCTTTATTTTTCTGTGTACAAAATTCAGCAAGAATATCAAGTGCAGCATTAACTTCACTATCTAAATCCATTGTGTTATATTGTCCGTAGCGTTCGACTCTGTTTGGCGAACCTACATACACATCAGGCAAGTAAGAACTATAATTTGCTCTCGCAGGACCTGCCATATTGCCGCCGCTTCGAGCATTAGTAAATGGAGAATATGAACCGCTAGGATTATTTCCTGTAGGCACTGGTGTAAAATATTTTTTCCAACTCATAAAATTCTCCTGTGATCGCCCTTATTAACTACTAACTCTACCATTTGCAATATTTGTACCGCGATTTGCATATTTTGTATTCTTTTCAATTTGTTCGTCAATGTCTCTAACTTCACTTATTACTGCTAATAACTCGCTCATAATACTATTTAACTGTTGTGTGCCCTGCGCACTACCTTGACTGGCTGTACTTATCTGAGACAGTGCGTCTGCTGCTGCTACTCCTGTGCCGCCTCCAAACATGCCTACGTTATCTTCTGCAAGCACAGTATTCAGTCTACCTAACACCTCAACTAATTGTTCCATAGCATCTGAATAACTTTTAACTGCGTTTACATCAAGTCCAGTTTTTAATATATCTAAATTATTTTGCAAACCTTCTATATTTGCAAAACTTTGCATAGCACCCTGTGCATCCATTAAGGAATTTGCGGTTGCAACAGCAGGAGTAGCATCTGGTACGCTTACGTTACTAGAAGTGCTAGTTTCAGTCTCGGTGTCGTCGTCACCGCCGCCCATCCAACTTGGAAGGAATGACTTAAAACTAGGTAACTTAAAATCAAAATCAAAGAATCCAGTAAGTTTAGACCAAACACTGTCAAATAAACTTGATATACTTGGAAATTTAAAGTTGTCAAAGCTAAAGAATCCTGTAACTTTCGCCCAAGCATCAGATACTAATCCACTAATACTAAATCCAGATCCTTCTTCACCTTCTTTGCCACTACCAAAACTAAAGAACCCAGTAACTTTTGCCCATGCGTCACTCATCAGTTTACTAACACTAAACCCTTCGCCATCTTTGCCAAAACTAAAGAACCCAGTAACTTTCGCCCATGCATCAGATGCTAGTTTTGAAATACTAAACCCTTCGCCATCTTTGCCAAAACTAAAGAACCCAGTAACTGATTCCCATGCATTAGATGCTAGTTTTGAAATACTAAACCCTTCGCCATCTTTGCCAAAACTAAAGAACCCAGTAACTGATTCCCATGCTTTACCAAACAATCCACCAATGCCTGTCCATACTTCGCCTGCAAAGGAAAAATATCCTGTTACTGTTTCCCAGGCTGCACCAAATAATCCGCCAATGCCTGTCCACACTTCACCAGCAAAGGAAAAATACCCTGTTACTGTTTCCCATACACCGCCAAATAGTGCAGATAAACTAAACCCTTCGCCGTCACTACCGAAACTAAAGAATCCAGTAACAGTATCCCACATATTACTCAGAGTTTCTGTTAAACTAAAGTTTGCAAACCAATCAGCTATGCCGCCAAAGAAGTTTGAAATTCCATCCCAAGCATTACCAATTAATTCTTTTAGCTTGTCAAACCCTATCATTGCTGCAATGCCTGCAATTGCTGCTCCTATTGCAAGGAATGGTGCTGATATTGGTAAAAGTATCGTAGCACCCATTGCAGCAATAAATGTTCCTACACCAACTAACAATCCTACTAGTATTTCATCCCAACTTGGAAATATATTTCCAACAAAACTACTAAATGCATCTCCTAAAAATTCGCTAATCTTTGGACCAATTTTGTCCATTGCTTTGCTGATCATTCCACCTTCGCCGAATAAATCTCCAAATAAACCGTTAACTCCTTCTTCGGCATTTCCAAATAATGCATCAATAAACCCAAAGTTTTTCCAGTTTTTAACAAAGTCACTAATCAAACCAAACATTTCTTTTAAACCGTTTTTAAATCCGTCACTCTTGAGAAGTTCTGTAAAGGAAGTTCCTAAGTCGCCAACTATTGTTCCGAGATTTTCAAATAATCCACTATCTAAAAATGCCTTTGCAATACTTGCTCTAATTTCTTTTATCTTGTCATCAAACGTTGTAAGAGTTTTACTAATATCGTCACGTTTTGCTTGTTCGGCCTCTGCTGCTTTAAATTCTGCACTGCCAAGTTTTTGCATTTGTGTAGCAGCATCAAGTATACCTGCCATTGTAGGATTAGACTGACGTAACTGTTCGATAAATGCAGCTCGCTGGGTACCTTCTAGTCCTGCAAACTTTTCTATGTCAACACCGGCAGCACCAATTGCATCAATAATAACTTGCGGATCGGCTCCTTGTGCAACTTTCATCATAGCATCTCTCATTTCAGGACCTGCTGTTGCTAATAGAGCAACACCTGCTTCTGTTTGAGGAATACCGTCAGCTAAATCTTTCATTCCAGCAGCGACATCAGCTGGAAGTGTGTCAATCATTGCCATACTAGCTGCAAAGTTTTTAGCTTCTTCGCTACCTTCTTCAAACTGACTCATTAATGCTCGGAAGCCTGAATCTTGCGCTTGGCGCTGCATAGTAGCTTCCATTTCTTTTCGACTTTTGCCTGTAACCTTTGACAATCTATCTAATTGTTCTAAATATTCTCCGCTGCCTCTTGCAATTTCAGCAGCAGACATTTTTTCATTACGTCCTAAAGTTCTCTGTAATTCAATATAGCTGACCATGCCTTCGTTGATTTCCATCACAGTGAAGCCCATAGCTTTTAGATCATCCCAAGGACCTGCTTTCATTAGCTTATTAATTTTAGCAAATTCTGCAATACCTTGCGTAACTGTTCCACCTAACAAACGTAATGTTTCGCTATTACTTCCAACTAGTGACTGAAACTCTCCTAAACCTAATTCAAGATTTGCTGCTGTATCTTGTACTAGTTTTAAATTGTTACCAAATCCTGCGCCAACGCTTGATAGATCTCTAAATGCTGCTGTTGTATTATCTAAGTAACTTGTAAATATCGATAGTGTGCTGCCAACGACAGGAACATGCTTTGCAAAATCAGTAAGTGTGTCTCCACCATTAACTAATTCGCCGGCGAGCCCTGTTATACTTGACTTTAATGCACCAAATGCACCAAATATTCCTGCTAATACTGTACTACCTAAACCTGATAATGCACTAGCAGCTTTATCAGCAGCTTCACTAGCTTCGTTCATTGATGAACTAAACTCTGTATTAGCTTTTAGTCCGCTTTGTTGAGATTTAGTGTATGCTTCTTGAACTTTTTTAGCCGAGGCATTCCCTTTGCCACCGCCCATCTTTTCGATTGCTCGAACAAGACTTTGCAGAGTAGCTTCGCTGGCAACACCTCCGTCACCTACATTAATAATTTCTATCGGTTCAGCCAAAACTAAATCCTTGAGTTATATGCGCATATAAATATATAGGATACATACTTATACATTGTATTTATACGGAGAAAAGAATGCCCGAATTTAACCCTAAGGAATTTTCCACTAATATGGAACAGAATCCTTTAAAAAAGTATTTTAGACAACCAAAAGTATATGTCACGTTACCTAGTAAAGGTGAATACTGGCCAGATGGTACAATAGAAATGCCCGAATCTGGTGAATTTCCAGTATACGCTATGACTGCAAAAGACGAACTTGCAATGAAAACTCCAGATGCTCTATTAAATGGACAAGCAACTGTTGATGTGATACAAAGTTGTGTTCCTAATATTAAAAATGCATGGTTTTTACCTAGTATTGATTTAGATGCACTTCTAATTGCAATTCGTATTGCTACTTACGGTGAAGATATGGAAATTACTACAAAAGTTCCTGAAGTAGGTGACGAGCGTTCATTTACTATTGATCTAAGAGGAATACTAAACAAATTAGTTACAAACAACTATGAAGATCAAATCCAAATTGACAACATGACCGTTTATATTTCTCCGTTGACTTATAAAGAGTTTACTGAAGCTAGTATGAAAACATTTGAAGAACAAAGAATATTTGCGTTAGTTAATAACAACGATACACCTGATGCTCAAAAATTACAAGAATTTAGTAAAAGTTTTGCAAAGTTAACTGAACTTACTGTAAACACACTTACAAAAAGTATTAAAAAGATTACTGTCGGAGATACTGAAGTAACTAATGCTGCACATATCCAAGAATTTATTGACAATGCTGACAAGCAATTCTACAGTGATGTAACTGAACATTTAGATGCACAAAAAGAAAAATTTGCAATTGAACCATTAAAAGTTCAAAGCACTGATGAGGATATTGAAAAAGGTGCACCTGCTACATGGTCTGTGCCTATTACATTTGATCAATCAAATTTTTTCGCATAAGGATCTTACCACTCGGCTTGAGTGAGATCCTAGAAGAAGTAAAGAAATTAGAAAAAGAGCAAAAACAAATTAAAGCCGAGCTTTTAAAAATATGTTGGTATATGCGCGGTGGTGTTACTTATGAAGAAGCATTTGCATTATCATTTGAAGAAAAAGCTATTATTGGTGATATAGTAAAAGAAAATTTAGAAACTACTAAGAAAACAAAGTTACCATTCTTTTAAGCATATTTTGATAAAGCTGTTTTAACATTATCAGTTAATCCTAATTTTTTAATTTGATCAACTATTGTTTTTAATGTAGAATCATCTGCTCCAGCTGCTTTCTTATCTAACTTAATTCCAGACTGTTTACTTACTGTTGCAATTGATTTATCACTAAGTCCTGCTTGTGTAAGAATATTTACAATTGATGCTGCATCAGTTGGGCTTCCGGACTGGTTCCACATACGTTCTAAGTTTTGCGCTGTTGCTTTATTTGTTAGATTTGCTGCACCTTTTTTAAGTGCGCTGCCCACTGCACCTGCACCTTTTTTAAGTGCATCCAATGGTCCTTCGTCAACATAACGATCAAACTTTTCAGCCATTTCAGTTGATTCTTTTTTATTACCACTTGCTGCGGCTGCACCTTGTACTAGTCCAGTAATACCGTTTTTAGCTGCGGTAATAAATTGATAAAGTGTGTCGTTACTTCTTGCTTCAGCACCTAGTGCTTGCAATGTTTCTTTATAATCTGCAGATTTAATTAACTCTGCCATGTCAGACAATTCTTCAAATGCCCTGTTTGCTACTGAGCCGCCTTGGCCTATTTCACTCATTAAATCGTTTATTATCGATGCATCTTCAGGTGTTGTTGTAATATTTACACCTCTAATAGTTCTTGTCCATTCTAAACCAGGTGAAGATATAGTTTTAGATGCACCATAATCAACGTTTGCAAAAGCACCTTGGTCTATAATATCGCCTTGTGCTCCTTGGAAGAAACTACCTACTTGATCCGCAACAACACCAGCAAGCGCACCAATAGCTGCTGTCTTTAATGCTTTACCTGTTGCTGTTGATAAATCGTCTCCTTGCAATAAATCTTTAGTACCACGAAGCAAGAAACCAGCTGCTGCACCGCCACCTGGTCCTGCTAGAACTGAAGCAACAGCAGTAAGTATACCAACAGCAAGTGTTGCTTTGCCAGGATTGTCTTTTGCCCAATCACTAACTTGTTGAACTGATTTAACAATTTTACTGTCTGGATTATTTTTTTGTATATCAGATTTTAGTTTGTTAAATTTTGCATCAGCATTTTTAACAGGTCCTGTATTTTTTGCAAGTGTACCTAATTCATTTATTTTATTATTTAATTTTTTTACTGCATCGGCGCCTAATTTAGCAGCACCAGCAGCTTTATCTACACCTTTGCCAAGTGCAGTTCGATTGTCACCGCTTGCCATAGCAGTGTCTTCTGCGCTTTTAAAAATGTTTAGTATTTGATCTTTAGTAAGTTCCTGTTCAAACAAATGTGTAACATCTTCAAGCAATGGCCAAAGTTCTTTTTCAAATCTATTAAGACAAGACTTTTGATTTTCTGTTAAGTCTTGATAACCTTCGGCTAAAATCCTGTGTGATTTATTTTCGTATAACGAAACTTCATTTATTTTCATAACATGCTCACTAACTGTTTCTTTTGTTCATCGGACAAACTCTGTATCTGTTTCTTTAAATCAGCTGGCATCTTTGGTGCAGGAGCAGACTTACTTGGTTTACCGGGCGCACTAGGTTTAAATGGTTGTTTTGTTTTTGGATCTAGCAACTTGCCTCTAGGTACATTAAATTTTTGACCTTTTTCGCCTTGTACCGCAACCTTGTCGTCATCACCGTCCATGCTTTTGCCAACAACAGTTGCACTAGTTGCTTTTCCTGACTTACTAACAAACAAAACTTGTTGATTAGGAGTAAACTGTACTTTAGCATCGCCAGTAGGTGCAGCTTTATTATCTGACGGTGTGTCACTGTCAGTACCACCTTTACCAGCCATAACTTCTTTTGCAACAGACATCATAATAGAATCTAATTGAGGTTTCTGAAGTACACCGCTAGGTATTGTAACAGAAGTTTTATGATTATTCTTTTTTAGAAATGCTTGTAAATCTTCGCCTGTAGCAGTCGATGCATTTTTTCCAATTTGACCAACATACTGACTAAATTGTTTATGAAAATCGTTTGCAGTATTTCCTAAGTCAACCTTGCCTGCTATATTTGCAGCTTTAGACTTAGCAGTATTACCTGGTACTTTGCTCAGAACTTTAGCACCAATTTTTTTACCCATTTGTCCTAAACTACTTGCAGGTACTTCATCAAGATGTATTTCATTTATCTTCATTCAAACGATTCCATTGTTATTACTATTATATTTATTTAACTATTTCAATATCTACTTCGTAGATATTTGTTTTCGCTTACGCTCAAACTAAACACTTCGTTTGTTGATAGAAGTAAATGTATTAAGATGAAAGTCATTATCACGTAGTGATAATGTTTAAGTTTCATGTAGATTGTTTCAGTCAGACGGAACCTGTTACGGTCCCATCTAATCTCAAAATGCGCTTCATGTGAGTCTGCACCAGCCGAGACATTGGAAGTAGGTAATTGTTTATACACAAAGTACAATGGGCTCTGACCTTTCCCAACCTACGTCGACATTGTGTTGCTTATAATATACATTAAGCTAGTTAATGTACAGTTTAAGTAACATTATTCCCTCGCTTCGTTCCTAGTGCTAAAGGGTTTTTATGTACTGTGTTTGTGTTTTTCGACTGCTAACATTCAATCTATACCAATCCAACGCCTTATTACCAGACGCGGCTCAATATGTACGTGTGCTTCTATACGAGAGCTTTTTCCACAGCGGTAAATTAATCTGGCCCGCTAACCTTATGTGTTAGATTGTTTTGCCTGGATGTGATGTTCTAGCAATGCCTGTTTGAGTTTGTCTGATCCACCGACTCTAACATTGATGATACCGTTGTAGTAATCATCTGTTTCAAGTACACGCCTGTCAAACTGTTCTCTTGCCTCTATGTAGGACATTTCGCCCCTACCTTTACATAGGTATAATATTTCTCTTGTAAACTTATCTTCGCCTAGTGCTGCTACGTCTGCGTTTAGTCTATCACTGGATCCCCAGTAATCTCGCCAGTCGCTTTCTTTATAGCCTCGTCTTTTATTTTTTCTGCCTTTGAGTGGTGGCTTAGTAGTTTTAAATTTTGCTAGTTTCTTGCCTATGTATTTTTGTCCTGTAGTGGTGTTAGTAATAAGATAAACAAATCCTTCGTACTCATCTGGTATTTCGTCAACTTGTTTACCGTTATATGTCCACTGCATCAATTATATATGTAATGCCTAAATATTTTTGCCTATTTTCTGGTTACTCGTGTAGTAGTATGGTGAGTGTGTATTTCTTCTGCACGTTCTTTTGCTAACGAACGAATTTCACGCAAGCATTTTCTTACATGTCGGTGTGTGCGTACACTATTTTGCCTTACAAATTTTTCGTTTGCTTCAAAATAATTAAGATATGCTTTTACAAGCAAGTCGTGTATATCATTTTCCATTATTCTACAACCTCCAAGTCGTTCGCATAACTTGTAAATCCATTTTCTTTCACAACTCTCAATACATGATTAACTCTTCCAACTAGTTCGTCTTTGTGTGAGATAAGATAAATGTTTTTCTGTCTTTCACGTGCCATCTTTTTAAGAACACTTAGTGAATTTTCTACACCTGCCGTGTCCATGCCACTATCAATCAGCTCGTCAATAAACAACAAGTTAATATTCTGATACAGGCTTTCCCAAACATCACGGAATGCAAAGCTCAATCCTAAGATAAGTCTGTTGCGTTCACCTCTACTCAAGTTATCAAAGTCTAAGTCTTGTCCTAGTTGTGTAATTTCAACATTTAAATCGTTTTGGAACAGTACTTGATGCGGCAATCCTAACTTGTCAAGATAATATGTAAGCCTATTGTTTAAGTATGCTAAGTTTTGATCAATAATTTTTTTGCGAATAAAACTATCTTTGTTTGTTAATAGTTTTAACAAGAACTCTTGATGATCTTTGTAGCTAGTTAACTCGTTTACTACATTCCAATTAATTTCTTGTATAGCACTATTATTAAGTTCGTCAATTTGTGTTTGATACGGATCAGTTTCATCTTGTTTATTTGTTAATGCTGTTTTTAAACTATCAACATTTTGTCTATGTTCGTATGCTTCTTTTGCAGTGTCATAAAATACTGTAGGCTTACCGTTGATGTCGCCTATTTCTTGAAGTGCTAGTGCAACGTCTTTTACTTTTACAGTAATTTCTGTTTGATATGCTAGTGCATCTTCTAATTCTTTACTTTTACGTAAACTAATTTCTTCTTTTTTATCTGCATGAAGCTCTTGTCCGCATGTATAACATGTTGCATCTTCTATTTCTAAGATGTCTTTATTAACTTTTTCTACAGACTTGTCGGCACGTACTAGTGCAGGTTCCAACGTGCTTAGTTCTTTTCTAAGAGCCAAAATAGCATTATTATGTTCATTCCAATTTTGTAATTTTTCATGAGCTTCAAGTTCGGTTTCAATGTCTAAGTGTTCTAATTCGCTGATTGCTTCTTGTAATCGCATAGTGTCGGCAGTACGTTTAGATAACCATGCTTTCTGATTACTTTGCAAACTACTAATAGTAGTTTCAATTTTACTATTTGCAGTTTGTATTGCTTCAATCTTCAGTGTTTCCGAAGTAATTGCTTCCTTAGTTTGTCTAACTTGGTCTTTAAGAGTATCTGCCTTCTCTGAAAGTATAGTAATCCCCAACAATTGCTCAATAATAGCACGTTGATCATTAGTACGCATACTCAAAAACGGTTCTGTATAAGTGTTTAGTGCAACAATGTGCTTAAACATGTCATGACTCATACCTAACAGTGTGTTTACATCGTCTTGTGTCTGTCTACTATCGCCTTGCGACTCGTCTATTAATGATTCTTGATTGTTAACGTAAAATTTAAAGAAATTAGGACCGCGCCCACGTTCAATGCGGTACTCGTTATTATTTTTCTCAAATTGCAGTGTAACTAACATGCCTTTTGAATTAGTCTTATTAATTAAGTTGTTAGCTCTGATATTTGTAAGGGCTTTTCCGTACAATGCATAACTTAGTGCGTTAATAATAGTAGTTTTACCAGTACCATTACGTGATCCACTGTCGTCACCGCCTTGATCTAAGTTTTCACCTAGCACAAGAGTTAGTTGTTCCTTGTCAAAGTCAACAGCTTGAGTCTGGTTACCCACACTCATAAAGTTTTTTACGGTTAGGTCCTTAATACGTATCATAGTTCGTTATAGATGTCCAATAGCATTTTTTTATTGAAGTTATCTGAATCAATTGCTGTAATTTCTTTTGATACAATTTCAT